CTTTTTTTCTACTTGTTTATCAAATTCATTAAATTCTTTTGTCATCTTAGCTTCTTCCTTAAGTCTTTTCTTTTCTTCAAGAGCTGCTTTTTTAGCCATTGCTTTTTCTTTTTTTTCTCTAGCCTTCATACGTTTTACATATATGTCATAATCTGGTCTTTCGTGATCGTACTTAGACCACAATGCTTTTGCTTCTTTACCTATTTTACCATCTATAGGACATGGTGTTCCTGCTTGTATCATAGACTCAAACACACGTTCATCTTGACAAAGTATAGCTACAGCTGCAACTTTCATACCAAAGTCATTAAGTATTCTTGCTAATTTTAATCTTTCACAATTTTTATCAATTACATGTTTACCACCGCTAAGACCAAAACCAAATGTTTGTACTCCTGCTGATACACCGACAGCGCAAACATCTTGTGTCATACTATTATATGATGGTGCAGATGCTGATGGTGGTGAAGATTTTATATCTGAATTTGTAGTATTGTTAGTTGTAGTTGTAGATTCAGATCCGGATTGATATGTAGTTGTAGCAGTTGATGTGTATCCACCTTCAATTGCTGTATTAGATCCTGATGTATTTGTTTGTGTAGATCCAGGATAAGCTGGTTTAATAAATGTTAGTAAACAAATTAATATAATTAATATGCCTGTAAAATAATAATTCATACTTTTACCCATCGTATTTTACTTCATCCTCATAACTTCTGTCTTCTGATTTTTGTTTACATTCACAATCATCACAAGTGCATACACCATAATCATCGGCATGAAGATCTCCATTACAATGACAATCACAATGACAATTTTGACACTTACGCATTTACAGTCCTTCTACAAGAAGGACATTGTTTTTTATATGTGTCCGGGTGTTTTTCACAAACCACTTTTATTTCTGGCTCAGGAACATCTTCATATAATTGTATATGTGGATCTTTTTCTTCTTCTTGCCAACTAAAAAGCCAAGTGACAAATCTGTCCCATAAATTTTTAATCATTTTTTTTCTCCTCAATTTCGTAGAAAAAATTGTCAGTGTCCTCTGTTTTCCATTGACCTGTATCTTCTACATTCCATTCGGAAGTTTGTACCTTCCAATCAGGGATTTCATCCTTTACAGTAAATGAAGGTATGTCCCATATTATTCTATTGTTTGGCTGTGCCGCATAGTTGCCGTCATCTAACGCAAGTATGTGTGCGCACTTATGTTCGTGCGGGATCTCTGAATGATCAGTGTCAATTATATTACTCTCTGGATGTGCAAAGTCAACTGTGAATAAGTAGGACCCGTGATGCCACTTCTTATCTTTTCCTATATATTTACCAGCTTGTCCGTCTAAAATATCAAAACTAGTAACACTAGGGTAATAAGAAAAACAATTCCACAATTCCAATTCATCAAGTCTCCTGGTTGGAACAGCTTTCGGTTGAAAACCACGTTGAATAAAAGCCGATATGGGGAGACGATAAAAGACAGCACCGTTTTCCATGATGGCATGGAAAAGGATTGGCCTTCCTGTGATTGAGGCAATACCGAAGATAATACAGTCTTCAACTTCGCCATGATGTTTTTTAAGGTCATATAAATACTCCTTTTTTATTTGTGCGTATTGTACAGGAATATTTGCATTTAAGTAAGACATATTTTAACCTCATTTTATTTCACCCCAATTAGGGCCATATTCATAGTCAACCTTGTTAGGAACTTCTAATTTAACAGCATTTTCCATGATCTCAATAATTTTATTTGCATTATCACTTACAGATATATCTAATTCATCATGAACTTGTATATGTGGTGTAATACCCTCTTTGTGTAAATCTATCATTGCCTTCTTTGTCATATCGGCAGCTGATCCTTGTATCAATCTATTCAAAGCTTTATATGTGTAAGCACGTTTGATCCCTGGTCCGTGTTCCAAGAGCGCTGCATCATGTGGCAATGCCTTATGAATACCAAATTGATTTGGCTCCCATAGATGAAACCTACACAATCTTCCAAGTAAAGTTCTAACCTTACCAGATCCTTGTGCACGTTGCATAACATTGTCCATTAATTGTTTTACGAATGGCACTCTATTATGGTACTGTCTAAACAAACCATCAGCTTTATCTTTAGATACACCTAACTCTGCTTGTAATTTATTTTTACCCATACCATAGAACAGACCAAGATTTATGGTCTTGGCCTGTGATCTAGGTATCTCTGCCATCTCTGCTACAATACTGTGAAAATCCGCATCACCATCGTGATACGCATCCAATACGTCGCCTGCTCCATAAAGATTTTGTAAAGATGCATAATGCACTACCAGCCTAGGCTCTTGTTGAGAATAGTCAAATACACCCCATGTATGGCCCTCCTCGGGTATAAATAAAGACCTAATAGCTGGTCCCAGGTCCTTGTTTCTAGCTGGAATTTGCTGTAAATTTGGGTTTGAATATGAGAATCTACCAGTCACAGTTCCGCCATTATCTCCTCTTAATTGGTTAATTTCAGCATGTATTCTTCCTTTATGATTATGTTTTATTATGGTATCAATAAATGTGGTATGAGCCTTATTAATTTCTCTGGCTCGGGCTATTTGTTTTACCAGTGGGTGGGGGTGATTCTGAAGAAAGTTTTTTGTAAATGATGGAGAATTTGTTTTTTCGGTGCGGTCAAATGGTAGGTGAAGTTTTTCAAAAACTTGCGCAATTGAACGTGCAGCCCATATTTGAACATCTACTTGGGTTTCTGTTTTTACTAACTGTAAGCATTCTTTTTCTTCTTTATGTAATTCTTCTTTTAATTTGTGAGCTTGCTCTACGTTTACACGAACTCCTAAAAAACGCATATCAACAAGGCAAGGAAAAAGTTCTGTCTCTAAATCAAAAATAGAATTTATATCTTGGTAATCAATTTCTTTTTTTAATTCTTTCCAAAGTTCTAAAGTTATCTCAGCATCTTTTTGTGCATAAGCGCCAACATAAATGGCAGGTAGTTTATACATTTCTGCTTTAGGGTCAACACCCCAATCTTTTGCAGCTTGATATAAATCAG